TCTACGCCTTCACCGATTGGGGGCAAGTCATACCCGTAGTCAAGATTGGTCGGGCTACGGATGTCAAGGCGCGGCTATCCGCGCATCGCACGGCGGCCCCGTTCGGCCTGTTGGTGTTCACCATCTGCAAGGTCAACGACAGCCATCGTGCCGAACGGTATCTGCACGACCGTTACGCCATGTGGCGCATCCGACAGAACGGTGAATGGTTCCTGCTGACACCGGGCATCCTGTTCGACCTGTTGGTGTTGAATGACTTCGACCTTCGTCGCCAGATTGATGCTTGACAGCCCTGCGGTTATCGAGTAACCTGTTAGTATATCAAGTCGAGAGGACACAACATCATGACCGAAGTAAGCTGGCTCCGCAGTGCAGACACCTACTACGCCACATATGGAACCATCAACGTCACCCGCACAATCGCCCGTCTGTTGAGCGCGATGAACTGGCAGTACGGCTACGAGCGCGTCGGCGGTCTCGAAGTGACGGCTGACGAGGTGGTCGCTGAGGTGCAACGCCTAGCCCGCCTGAACGTATCGGTGCAGCACTTCGCCCTGACGTACAACTGCGAACCCCTCATCCCCTCCCGCAAGCAAATTGTGACCATCCTACGCGCAATGACGAACGGGAAGCGCGGTCAGTACATCACCTACCGCAGCACGTACTATCTCAACATCTATCGCAAGGGCAATTGACAATTCCCTAACAACTATATTGACAGTACCACAGGATTCTGTGGTACACTGCTGTATAGATGACCGCAACATGAGAGGACAAGCAACCATGATGAGTTTATTCGCAGTAATCCCTGAGCTACAAGTTCCCGTAGCTATCCCCGTCGAAGTCGAAGAGCCTGAGAAGCCCTTCGTATTCGACCCCTCGACCCACGCTCGGCCCGGTAAGCCGATGATTCCCGCCCTGAACCGCTACTGTGCGGACGTGCAGGCGATGATTCGCTACTGCTACGAAGTCCGCGACTACGAAGGCGCGTTCTACTTCGAGGAAGAGTTGGAATACTGGATGGACAACTTCACTGTATACCTACCCGTAAGGAGCAACTGATGGACACAGTAACCCTAAGCAGCAGCATCACGACCGTACAGTTGGATACGAACCTGACAGCAGATGTCATGGTATTACGGACGGGCTACATCGCAGAGGTCTACATCGTGGACGTGAACGCACGTCTGACGGACGAAGAAGGCGCGCATCGCGTCCTCGCAGCCACATTGATGACGCCGCGCAGTCACGTCGTCGTCGAGACGCAACACCTCATTGAGTCCGCGAATCAGTGGCTCTATGAGTACATTACAGGCTTCAGTTGGAAGGGAGAGTGATATGGATAATCAGTACACAGACCACGAGTTACAACAGCGGTTAGCGCAGCACGGTGTCAACCTCAACAACGCCCGACACCGCAAGGCGTTAGCTGAACGAGAAGCAGAGGCGGTCGAGCGTGCCAAGCAGGACGCGAACCCGGTACGGAACCCACAAGCCGCGAAGCGCCTAGAGGCATTCATCGAGAACAGTACCATCGTGGCCGTCGCGTTCACGAGCGGTCTGTTCTCACTGGTGCTGTTCGGCCTGTTCGCAGTCGAGACCATCGCCCTTGTGCATGGTATGGAGCTATTGCTCAGGACGTGGGAGGCGCTGGTACTGGCCCCCGTCATCCTCGGCGCGTTGTACGTGACGATGTTCCTTGCTGAGACGCTACGGCCTGAAGCGGAGAAGGAACAGTTCAACAACTTCAGCCTGCGCGTCCTACTGCGTGAGGTATTCTACCTCATCGGCCTGAAGCAGCTACGGTCTATCGAGCATCCTGAGTACCGGGCCACCCGTGCCGTCGAGCGGTTCCTTGCGTTCGTGGTGGTGTCTATCTCGATTATCGGTCGGTTGTCACCTCTACTGCTCGAAGCGTCCGGCCTGAACGTAGCAGATGGCGTGCAATTCTTGATGCAGACCACGAGCCTCCTCGACCTGCTATCGGCCATAGCCATCGGTGCAGCGACCATCGCAGCTATCTCGTCGTCGCACTTCATCTACGCCTTCACATGGCGCGTGTTCCAGAAGACGACAGGCGGATTCGACTTGTCGGGAAAAGCATCTGGCGCATCGGACTTCGAGGGCTTGCGCGAAGAATACTTGACGGAGAGCCGCAGGGAGTACCTGACGAATCTCCTAGCAGTAGCCGAAGCGCGGGAAGAGGCGAAGCAGAAGCAAGCATTGAATCTACCGGACAGCGAGAACTCGCAGCCGCCCTCGGACAACTAGCGGAAGTGTTAGCGGCGTTGAAGGAGCAAGGCATCGCCGCTAACGTATCCGTCCCGACGCAGGTCGTTGAGGTTCAAGCACCTGCCCCGGTAGCCGAACCCGTGAGAGCAACACCTAAGCTCGAACTGGCGATACAATACCTGAAGGATAACCCTGATGCGATGAACATGTCGCAGCGGAAGCTGGCGGAACTCGATATAGAAGGCGGGAACATCAGCCATCCGATATGGGGCAAGGCGAAGAAGGCGCTACGATAGCGTGGAAAGTCTAATGGAAAGTGGAAATTTCCACTTTCCACCCACTACATGCAAGCAACACAGAATATGGAGAATCCCATGCAACCCACACAGCTATACATCATCGAAGCAGCGAACGGTACTCTGAAGTTCGGCGTATCATCCGACCCGAAGCGTCGGTTGTTCGAGCTACAGCAGCCTAGCGCCCTTGAACTGAGCTTACGCAGCACGATACATGTCCCGTCTGATGAACGAGCGTTCGCGCTACTACACCTGCTACGGGTGCGGTACGACGCCTATCGAGCACACGGCGACTGGTATCGTGTGAAGTACAAGCAGGTACAGGGTGACCTCGTATGGGCGTTGCAGACGACCAACCTGCTACTGACGAGTAGCGTGGTCGAGCATGACGCCAAGCCTGTACAGAACTTCCTCAACTTACTAGCGAAGCGTATCGGAGGCAACAACAACGATGGCAAGTAAACGCGACATCGAGATATACGTAGCCGTCTACGGCAAGCACCGTCACCTGACCCGCACGGAGGCGTATCACCGGGTAGCGGAAGAACAGGGTATCACTGACGGGGCCGTGCGTGCGATGGCCCATCGAGGCGGTAAGGAGGTCGAGGGACAGGTTGCCCTAATGCGCTACATCAGCGACAGTGCCTCGAAGGTCAACGCCAGCACCGTGCAGATTGAACACATCATTCAAGCCGGGTTAGACGAGATAGCCCTGCACCGCGAACGTTCGCAGACGAGGGGCGGGATTCAGTATGCCGTCTTCCGTTCCGACGTGCATCTGCCCCTGCAACACGATGCAGCGATGACGCTCTACCTGAAGCTACTGCGGGACATCAACCCGACGTGGATTAGCGCGCTCAATGACACGCTCGACAACCCGACCCTATCTCGTTGGGAAGACAGACGCCGCCTGAGTGACCGGGCCTTCGATGACGACCTGAGTAATCTGATGGAGCTACACGGGCTGCTGATGGAACTCGAACAGGACGCTGCACCGAACGCCGCGTTCCCGGCTGTTGTAGGGAACCACGACCTGCGCTTCTCGAACACCGAGAACCCGACGACCACAGCCTACCAGACAGCGAAGACGATGACCGAGCTTGCGGAGCACGGCGTTCTATTCAGCGATACCATCGCACGCCAGAACGTGTTCGCCGTCAACGAACGCCTGTACTGGACGCACGGCTTCAGCGCGGCTCAACGACATACGACACGCAGCAACAAGAACATGGAGTACACGAAGACGGAGGCCGGGATTACCCATGACTTCGACCTCGTGACGGGCCACGTCCACAAGCTCGACACCACACGCACGGCCTACGGGACGCACTACACTTCGGGCTGTCTCTGTAACCTGAACCCGACCTACATGCGCTTCAAGCCCGCGTGGGACTTGGGTATCGTGGTGTCGGCGTTCGACCCGAACTCAGACTGGCATCACACTACGACGCTTCAGTTAGTGGACGATGCTGGTATACTGAAGACGTACTGGAACAACTCGCTGTACACCAGCGAGTAGACGGGAGCGCCTAGACAACTTCCTAACAATTGCTCGATAACCTCGATTGCGTGGCGTGCTAGATTGTGGTATGCTGATACTAAGTAAGGGGCAAGCACGCCCACGTAATCCAGAAGGAGAACACGGACTAATGACACTACGCATCTCAATCAACGCATTATGTAGGGGGAAGGACACCTCGACCATCGGAATGCAGACATGGGTTCCGATGAGCCTGACACCCGAAGCCTTCATCGAGAATCACTACATTGCAGGCTACGCCATAGCGCCGGGGCTGTTCTCGTCGTCACGTAAGGCGAACGCCTCGTGGGGCGGTTCGCAGATGCTCGTTCTCGACATTGACGAGTTCCCGAACGGCGACGGCCACGAATGGACGCTAGACCGCCTGCTCTCGCACCCAATCATCGCGAAGCACGCGGTCGCTATCGTACCGTCATCGTCCTACACGCCTGAGACGCCGAAAGTACACATCTACTTCCCGCTAGACCGCATGGTCACCTCCACCGAAGACTACCACACGGTCTACACAGGGCTGGTTAACACGCTCGAAGCAGAGAGCGACCTGCCACCACTGGACATGGCGCTTCGCAATCCGTCACAGGGCGTGTTTGGCACGCGCTTCACGAAGATGGATGCGACACCCGCCCATGATGACGGTCTGCATCACCTCAACGAGAACTACGAACCCTTGAAGGTTCCGCTGATGCTTCAGCGCGGGGTTGAGGCGGGGGCTGACGGCTCGAAGGGTGGCAAGGCATACCAACACAAGCACGACCATCGTGAGACGCCTGACGGCCTCGTAGAGGCGATTCTGGAAGCCGCTGGCTTGAAGGGCGGGCCTAACGCGAACGGCTGGTACGATGGTCTAACCTGTCCCTTCCACGACCACTCGAAGAACCCGAACACCTTCGGCATCAACGCAGAGTCCGGCGTCGGTCACTGCTTCGCGGCGAACGGGGCCGACGAACAAGCGTCGTTCAGTCCCTACGAGATGGCGGCTCACTTCGGGCTGGACATGGCACGGTTCTACACACCGACAGACCCGCTATCGACCATCGCGGAGACGGTCAATGCGAAGTTCCTACCAACAGGTATCGCAGACGACCATGCGACAGTCGCTATCAAGTCAGCTATGGGGACGGGGAAGACCGAGATTGCAGGACACGTCTCTCGTAACACGATGGCGGACGGGGGCCGGGTAGTTGCCATCACGCATCGTATCTCGCTGGCTGGTGAGATGGCTGCGCGGCTCGGACTGAAGGACTACCGCGAGACCACGAAGGAAGAGTTCGAGGAAGGCGTGAACGTGGCGTTGTGCGTCAACTCCATCCGTAAGCTGAAGCAAGGTAGCGGGTATCCGATTGTGGATACCGTCATCATCGACGAGGTAGCACAGGTGCTCCCACACATCACGGGTGGTACATTCTCCGGTGACGAGAGTAGCCTGTGTCAACACGGCTTCGAACAAGTCGTAAGACGCGCAAAGAAGGTCATCGTCATGGACGCGCACCTCTCACAGTTCGAGGTAGACTGGCTGAACGACCTGCGGAATGACGTTCACGTTGTCGTGAACACCCACAAGGGCAATGACGTTCAATGGGTGAAGTTCCACAATGCGAAGATGGTCGAGGAAGCGGCGTTACGTGCTGCGGTCGCAACGAAGGGCAATGGCAAGCCTGTGATGTTCGCAGGTGGTCAACGGGCTGTCGAGGTCATTGCAGAACAGGCCCGCGAGTTAGGGCTGAAGGCTCTACACATCAACGGCGGTGACGGCGGGAACATCGACTTCCCTGAGATTCAGGACATCGTGAACAACCTGAACGAGCGCCTGCCAGAGTACGACCTCGTAGCGTACAGCCCTGTGCTAGGGTCGGGTGTGGACATCACGATACCGATTACTGCACTGTTCGGGGTTATGCCGGGGTCGGTACTGACGGCTACCGAGTTCGCGCAACTGCTAGGGCGTTGTCGCAAGGCTGACGTGTTGAACGTCTATGTGCCGGACACGGCCAACGGGAATCGGACAACGAATGCTGACCTCATCTACGAGGCCGGGATTGCACAGGCACAAGCGTCGGCTGTCGGGATGGCGTGGGACGGCGTGAACGAGATAGTCCCGCAGGATACCATGCTGCATCACAAGTTCGTCAGTAAGGTAACAGCCAAGCAGAACCACGCCCTGAATTGGGTTGGGCCTGCGTGGTCGGCTCTGTACGGGGAACCAATGGCGCAGTCGAAGGCCGGAGCTACTGAGGCGCATCGTGACCACTCGAAGATTGTACGGGCGGCGTTGAAGGACGCACGGATTGACGCCATACTGAAGGCACGGCCTCTCACGGCTGACGAGTACAGCGACCTACAGGCGGTCGGTGAAGTACACAGCGAAGAAGACCAGTATGCGATTAAGCGGTATCGCATCGAACGGGCGACAGGCTACCGCATCAACCCGGTGACTGCGGAGACTTACGAGGGCAGCCTGAACGGTATCTATAACGCGGTCAATGTGTTCTTAGTTGATGACACGCTGCTGCAAGTCCACGACCTGAGTCAAGTCATGGAACGCTACGACCTACATCACCGCGACCACATCCTGCGGAAGGTTAAGGCGGTACGGACGCTACTGACAGGTGTGTGGGGTGATTACCGCACAGTGAATCTCGACCCTATCAGCAAGGAACACATCGACATGGTTGCGGCTATGTGGGTCGGGACAGGTCACGCCGATGCGTTCTTCGGCGGGGTTCGGCGACCACCGACACGCGGCTCTGCGATATACAAGAATGTGTTGAAGTGGATTGGGCTGGACGCCGCCCGTCAACGCATCCGTAATGAAGAAGGCGACCGTGAGGTGTTCTACACCCTGAACGATAACACGCAGATGCACCTTATGTTCGTACAGGCCGGACACGTCTACCGCGAGAACGAGGACGCGGAACTAATGACACTGAACGGTGGCTGAAGGCGGTAATCTCTGTCCCATAATTGCCATATATATATAGGAATGTACTGGCAAAAGTGGGACAGAAGCCCTCCAATCTAACGAAAGTGGCTGCAATATTACGATAACCACCGAAATATGATGAATATCACATAAGCGAAAAGTCGCTTGACGCCACCGCGAAAAGTGTGGTATGCTTCTACTAATGACCAGCAACACGAGGACAAAGGACATATGTTAGTACAGACGAGAGAACAATTCGATGATATGCTAGACGCCATCCGTAAGGCCGCAATCATGGCCGTTGACACGGAAGGCACGGGGCTGAACCTGTGGGGCGGCGACATGATGATTGGTATCAGCGTCTACACGGCTCCCGAAGAGCATAGCTTCTACATTCCATTCAGGCACGGGCAAGGGTCGCTAGGCAACTTCGATGACCTGCGCGGTACATCGAAGGCGAAGAACGTCTACAAGCACGCGATGCAGGACACCCTATACCGTTCCCTTCCTTACGCTGCTGAAGTACAGGCAGAGAATATGCCGATTGAGTGGATGGAAGAACTCAAAGCGGTCTGGACGATACCGGGCCTGCACATCTACCACAACGCACAGTACGACCTCACATCGCTTTCGCGTGAGGGGTTCCCCACGCCTGAGCGTGTCCACGACACCATGATTAACGCCCACGTCATCTTTCAAGGCTGGAACGATGTCACGTTCCAGATGCCAGACGGCTCGTTAGAGCGTGGCGGGAAGGGACTGAAGTGGCAAGCAAAGTATTGGAGTATCCCCGGCGCTGAACTCGGCGAAGGCACGCTCGACGTTGCGATGACACGCCTGCAAGGGCTGATTGACGAGGCCCACGCGACCGCACAATCCCACGACGCGGACATGCGGTGCAAGATTACAGACTCCGCACGGCTCGATACGAAGAAGCATATGTGGATGCTGAAGCCGTCTGAGGTCAACATCTACGCAGAACTCGACACAATCATGACGTACAAGCTCTGGCGGCGCACGCTCACAGAGATTATGCGTTGGAACAATACGACCATCCACAACACCATTCAGGACACGCAATTCAAGCTGGCATGGCGCTTACATATGACCGGGTTCCGTGTGGACGTGGACGCGGCTAAAGAGATGATGGCCTACGCAGCATCGGAACTGAAGGACATCGAAGCAGAGGCCGTGCGGTTGAACAACGGTGAACCTATCAACCTGTCGAGCAATCCGCAGATGGTCGCGTACATGCGGTCACTCGGTCACACAGAGGTAACGTCTGCTGCGGAGGAAGCACTCGCACCCTACGCAGACGAGGTTCCGATGGTCAACCTGTCCCTGCGGTATTCGTCCATTAAGAAGTACGCGAACACGTACCTGAAGAAGTGGCTCGTAGCTGCTGAATGGGACAACGGGGTCATCCATCCTGAGTTCAACGTCACAGGTGCAGAGACCGGGCGCTGGTCGTCGTCAAGCAAGTACGTCAACAATCTACAGAACATCCCGCGCAACAGTTCCGGCAAGGTTAATCCGAAGGCCGTTCTGCTACCGCTAGATGACGACTATGTGCTGATTGAGGTCGATTACTCATCCCTCGAATCCGGCATGGGTGCATGGATTAGCGAGACCCTGCTACCGGGCGACCCGCAGATGCGTGTCACGAACCTCATCCTGACAGACGCGGACATGCACAGCTACACCCGTGACGCCGCAGGCATCCCGTCGATTCTGCTGCACGGTAAGGAAGTGACAGACGATAACGTGTGGGAGTTCGTCAAGTCTAGCGGGTTCGACCTCGATGAGGTGCAGTCGAAGACGGAGAAGAACTATCATGGCAGTGTTGTCGAGTGGTTCATGAAGGAGGTCGCTCGTGCGCGGGCGAAGACGGTCAACTTCGCGGCTCAGTACGGGGCTGGCATCAGAGGTCTCCGCAAGCCGCTGAAGGTCAGTGATGCACAGGTACAGGCCATCCTCGATGGCTGGCGTGCGGCGTACCCGGCCCTGCGCTACGCCTCGAAGCACCTGCAAGATGAGGCACTGGACTACCGCCTCATTGACCCGAACGACCCGTCGAAGGGCATGGGGTGTTACGTGCGCTACCCGGAACTCGGCTTCGGACAGTTCACACGCAGGTACGATATGTACCCGCTATGGACGAAGACGAAGGAAGGCGGGCGCTACTCTCCGCGCAACAAGGCCGCGTGGAAGGCCGCGAACTCCATCACTCAAGGAACCGCAGGGCTGGTGATGACCAACGCAGGTACACGTATCGCTAACGAGTTCCCTGAAGACGTGCTCTGTATGCACGCAAGTGTTCACGACAGTCTCATTCTGAGCCTGCACAAGACACAGCTACACCACATCCATCGCATCGTCGAACTGATGTCGGACTACGATGTATACCCGCCGCTGAAGGTCGGCATCGAAGCCTCCCTGCCGGGGCAAGCATGGGGTCACAAGCGGACAGTACGTGATGTCGAGAAGTGGATTGCCAGCGAAGGCACAGTGTTCGAGTAAACCAATTAATCGAGGGGCATCTCGCCCCTCACATCCAATGAAGGAGATGAATCATGATTAGCACGATTAAGTACGAGGGCAAGACAGTGTGGGTGGAAGCAAACTTCGAACGGTACGGTGGTGTCGAGTCGAAGCGCATCCTCATGCTCGATGTCCACATTACCGGAGGCCCGCGCACCCGTGAGCATGTCTGGATTCCCGTCAACTCCGCCACACAGAGTCAGTCATGGGTAGTCGGCCAACGCTACCGCTTCAAGGCGCAGGTGTACCACTACCAACGGGGCGGGTACTACGACGCGAACAAGAAGGAGTATGTGCCTATCTACTGGAAGCTCGGACTCCGACGAATATCAGATATTCGTGAAGTCTGACTTGCACAACCACAATTCTGTGGTACAATCAAGGTAAGTTAGTAATCAACCAGTGAGGTAACACATGACATGATTAAACGCCCGACAGAAGACGCCGCCTTCCGCAACATCGCCGCCATTGAGCGTGTGCGGAACTCGACACTCGATGCCTTCGAGCAGGAGCTACTGCGGCTCGACCGCCGTCGAGTACCCGACCGACGAATGGCCGCTGACAGGCGGCATTGCCTACCACTGTCCTATGTGCAGCACACACTCAACAACATATCCGATAAACTCAACGAGGTGCAACAATGATTGAAGCAAGACTCATACAACACGAAGAACTTGACACGAACACCGCGTTCTGGCGTCAGCACGGCATCCGTCCTACCGTAGCACATTACAACGACGACTTCGCCGTTGTCGTCACCGCCACTGAGGGCGTCGGGAGCCGGGACGCAGAGCAGAACCTCAGTGACCTACTCAACGGCGCGGAAGTGAATGACGTGTGGGTAGGGTTCGACACCACAACGAACAGTGTTGCGGTCATCCTGCGTGCTGATGCTGATGTCGTACAAGCGAACTACGACACTATCCTCGACCAGTTCTGTAGCCGCAGCCCTGAGCGCAGCACGGTCGAGGAACACCGGGCCTTCGATGGTACAAGCACGGCTGTTATGGCGATGTACTTCCGCCCGACGTTGCGTAAGCTACGGGTCGGCGTCTATCGTACACCGTTCGCACAATTCGTGCTTGACAGCACAGAATAGACGTGCTAGACTGATTGTAATGACCTACATATACACGAAGGAGTAATACCATGACCAAGTACAATCTAGGCGTTCTGATGACGCTGGCCCTCATCTGGCTACTCGGTATCGAAGTCAACGCCCGACTGGTGATGACCATGACCACTCTCATCATCTTCATCGAGGCCACGAGCATCATCGTACAGGACATCGTGCGAAAGCTGGAAGAGGCCGCGAATGCTTAAACACGAGACCTGCTTCACTGTTCACCAGCTAGACGGCTTCACGAAGCAGGTCGCCGTCATCTACGACGACCTGCGGAAGGACGGCTGGACGCTACAGTACGAGAAGATGATGCCGATGAACAACAACATCGTCATCGCCGCCCGCTGGACACGCTTAATCATGCAACCACCAACGAAGGAGACCACCGATGGCTGATAACACCTACGACACGTCCGAGAAGGACATCTTCGCCCAATGGCAGTCCTTACTGAGCCTGAAGGCGTCCGACCTTGCCCTACCGATTCAATGGTACGGCGTTCCGATTGGCCTGACCGGAGAAGAGGCCCGCAGCAACTTCATCACCTTCCGCGACCGTGTACGTCAGGTCGAGACGGAGTTGAACGCCAATGGTCGATGACAAGGTAGCTATTCTGCCCCTCGTCATCCACAGCACAAGCGCGTATGGGGCGATGAACATCAATCGCTCCGTCGCTGCTACGCTCAGACGAGCCAACCGGGACTACAACGCAGACGGGGGCGGTCTACCGATTGACCCTGACACGCTCGTAGTCGAGATGCAGGAAGCTGCACGAGATAGGGGCTTGCGTGTTCCGGCCAGAGGTGCTATCATCACAGCACTTCGTAGCCAGACCAGCGGAGGCCGGGGTGAATATATCACCAGCGACACAACGTTCTACACAAACATTATCACAGAATAGGAGTACGACCATGACAGAAGAGACCAACATGAGCGAAGCCATCGACCAGACCCTTATCGTAGCCCGTGAGCTACGTGAGGCCATCAGCACCGTCGATGCCACGAAGGAACGCATCGCGGAACTGGAAGCCGAACTGCGGGCTGCGAACGAGGAACTGTATCGCATCAACGAAGAGGCGAAGGCCAACGTGAAGAAGTACGAGGCCGAACTGTGGACGGCCCTCAACGAGCAGTGGGACAACGGGCTGGACGTGGATGTCGTCTACGACTTCGCGGGCGTTCGGGCAACCACTGACCTCATCATCGAGGATAACGCAGTAGAATGGCTCGTGGCGAACCATCCGAGCCTCGCTGCCAAGATGCTGACGGTCGATAAGAAGCAGGCGAAGAAGTTCGCGCAGGCCGGGGTGTTCGGGGAGATGGCCCCGGTACGTACCCTGACCCTCGACAAGCCTGTCCTGAGCAAGGGCAAGCTGCCGTAGCACGATATACGTCTGTGAGGCTCCCAGAGCCTCACTACGGCCCCTTACACTCATTAGGCTAGGAGACTACCATGTCACACGATAATCGCCACACTGACGACCTCAGCCCCGCGATAGCGGTTCAGGGAACACTATTCGAGCCGGGGCAACTGCATATCGCAGAGGCGGTCGCCGCATCCCGCCCACTCATGCAAGCCTTGCCACATGCTCTCGAAGCACACGTCAACGGGGATTACGGTATTGCCTCATCCAATGAGGTAGACGGTAATCTGCTCTCGATTAACGCAGGTAGCGGTCTCATTACCAGCGTTCATTCGGCCAGCGACCTGCTTGGTACGGGGTTCCGTGATACGGATTGGCTGGAACTCACTACACGGCTAGACCCGAAGCGGTCAACTGTTACGTATGTGCAGCACGTCAACACAGACAACCAGTAACGCCTCAACGAACTGCGTCAATCAAGTTAAGCCTCTACGACCTTCGTAGGGGCTTCTGTGCTGTCCCATAATTGCCATATATATATAGGAATACGTTGGCAAAAGTGGGACAGAAGCGTACAGATGTCCATTATCTCGTATGACCTCATAACGAATCGGAGTTGCTTGACGCCGCTGCTATACTGGAAGTGGGGGCGTTATTATCGTTGCCTCTATGCCGCATTGGGATGATGTGCTCTATGCACACGTTATTAATGCGCTAATACCAGCATAATCGGAGTAATACTATGCCAAGACGAACATCAGCGAAGGCAACGCAGGCCGAACGCCGCGCTCAGGTAGCCGAGATGTATCGCAAGGGCTACACACAGATGCAGATTGCGGTCGCACTCGGAACGACACAAGGCACGGTTAGCCGGGATGTCCGTTGGCTGCTAGACGAGTGGCAGAAGACGCATGTCCACGAGGTCAACGACGCGGTGACGAAGCAGCTTGACGAGTTACGCGAACTACGGCTCAATGCATGGAAGCAGTTCGAGCAGACGGAACGGAAGGCGTGGCTCGATGTTATCCTGAACGTACAGGAACGCGAAGCGAAGCTGCTAGGACTCAATGCGCCCTCTGAGATTATCACAACACATTCATGGCGTAGTCACCTAGAGAAGGAGAAAGTTGATGCAGCCGAAGTATTCGCAGAGCTTGTTAACGCTATCGCCGATGGCGAGGAACGCCCTACTGACTGAGGTCTACGAGGCTGCGGCCTCCCTTCGCACGTTACCCGCACTACACGCAGGTCAGCAGACGGTACGGGACGACTCTACCCGCTTCCGCGTGGTAGCGTGTTCACGTAGATGGGGTAAGAGTGTCGAGGCGCTGCACGAGATACTGTATGAGGCGCTCGTCCTACAACACAAGACATGGTGGCTGTCGCCGACCTACGCACAGGGCGACAACCCGTTCAACGAACTCGTCAATGCGGTATCCGGCCTGAAGTCGGTTGAAGTCGCGATTAATCGCAGCAAGCGCACGATACGATTCAGCACGGGAGGTCTGATTGAGTTCAAGACAGCGAACAAGCCGGATAACCTGCGCGGGGCCGGGGTTGACTTCGTTGTGCTTGACGAGGCAGCGTTCATGCCTGTCGAGGTCTGGTCAGAAGTCGTGAGGCCGATGCTCGTCACCACACAGGGACGGGCGTTGTTCCTGAGTACGCCGTTCGGCGGTAACTGGTTCCAGCAACTCTATGCTCGTGGCCTCGACCCCACAGAGCCGGAGTGGTCGAAGCATCACTTCACGATATACGATGCACCGCACATCCCGGCCAGCGAGATTGAGTCCCTACAACGCGAGAGTACAGAGCGTGTCTGGTCACAGGAGTTCCTTGCAGAGTTCCTCAGTGATACCGGGGCCGTCTTCCGGGGTGTCGATGCCGTGATGACGCTACCGAACGAGCGTAAGTACAAGCACTATGACCCGCGCAGCGAGTACGTGTTCGGTGTCGATTGGGGCCGGGAACACGACTACACCGCCATCGCAGTGTTCAACACGACGAAGCAGCATATCGTCCACGTTGAACGGTTCCGCGAGATAGGCTGGTCGCTACAACGTGGTCGGCTGGTCGAACTGTTCAATCAGTGGCGACCTCATGCGATATGGGCTGAGAGCAACAGCATCGGCTCCCCGAACATCGAGGCGTTGCAGACCGAAGGGCTACCCGTGCGTCCGTTCGCTACGACGCATCGCAGCAAGGGGCCGCTTATCGAGTCACTAGCATTAGCCATCGAGAGTCAGACCATCCAACTCGTGCAGGATGACGTATTACGCATGGAGTTGACGACTTACGCGATGGACAAGTTGCCGGGTGGCGGGTACAAGTATAGTGCGCCTGCGGGCGGTCACGACGACACGGTTATCGCTACCGCACTCGCGTGGCACGGGGGCAAGCGCAACGAATCATCCTACTTCATATTAGACGAGGTGTAAGCAATGGACGTGACAACGCTATCACTAGACCGCTTCCGCGAGTCGCTGGACACCGACACAACGTTGTCAGTGGATGCTGCTTACGAGCGTGTATCGTGGTTCCGCAGGGGGATAGACATTCGTGCAGAGGCCGTGCGCTCGTATCCCTTCGACCTGTATCAAGGCGACGAGGTGGTGTATACGGACACCGACCCTGACCCGCCCGATGACGTGGCCTCGTTGATGTCGCTGATGTCAACGTTAGCCGCCGACCTCGACATGCACGGACAGGCGTATGCCCTGTACGAGGCCAATCGGTTCGGTAAGAACGGGGCATGGAGACGCCTTCAGCCTTCGACGATGAAGCCGGAGTACAGTGCAACGGAGGGGCTGACGGGGTTCGTCCGTACAGCAGGGCCAGTGCAGACCCGCTACACGATGAAGGATGTCGGTAAGACCCTCGTGTACCTGTGGATGCCTACTCGCAGGGGCGAGGTCGGCCCCGGCCCCGGTGTAGGGCGCACTGCGTTAGGCGCAGCTACGGCACTCGACCACACCCGGCGCTTTCAGTCCGCGTTCTTCGAGAACGGCGCACTGTCGCCGACCATCATCACGATTGACGGCTTCGACACACTTGCAGAGACAGAACGTAAGCGCATCGCGAACGGCTTCCGCCGCCTGATGACAGGCGTCAAGAACGCCTTCAACCTCATCCCGGTTAGCGGTAACACGACTGTATCGACCCTGATGCAGCCGTTGAACGAGATGGCCCTAGACGCCCTGACCACGCAGCAACGTGAGGACGTGTCTACGGCTCTCGGTGTACCACATTCGTTGCTGTTCAGCAACGCCGCGAACTTCGCGACCGCTTCACAGGATGACCTGAACTTCTACGGCAAGGCGATTGACCCACTCGTGAAGCTCATCGAGCATCAGCTTAACGAGCAATTGTTCCGGCCTGCGGGGTTCCGCCTGTCGTTCCAACGCAGCCGCTTAGAGGTGTATCAGCAACTCGAAGCGCAGAAGGCCGATAAGTACGCCCTGATGTTCGACCGAGGTATCATCACGGCGCGGCAATTCGCTGAGATGATGAACGTTGAATACCTCGACGAGGACGAAGACGAGACGCCAGAGCCGGAAGCGATGGACGATATGGACGAGATGCCGGAAGACGAAGACGACGACAATGCGATGGACGAGATGCAGGACGAACTGCGCCGTTGGTATGCGTTCGCCCGCAAGCGGTTCATCGAAGGGTCGCCTATGAAGGCGCTAGACTTCAGCAGTGATGTACTACCGCCGCCCCTACACGACAGCATCGTGAGGGCGTTGTCGCACGTCGAGACCGTCGATAGCGTCAAGCAGGTGTTCGATGACGCACAGGTATGGGTGGACTTACATGCCTGATATTGCAGGACGTTCACGACTGGAAGCATCGCTAGAACGGGCGCTCAATCGAGCCTTCGTTGACGCGAGACGCGAGATGCTGGATGCGTTGTATGTTGAAGGGATGACGTACCGCGACCTAGCGAGCGTCTCACTTGACACATGGGATATACTGAGACTAGCAGTGGTGTCGATATTCACTGACATCCTCAGTGATGCGTATCAGCAAGCAGCAACATCTTTCGCCGGGGCCGTGCAGTTCGGCCTCTCGGATGACGAGCTACTTGATGCGTCGGGTGCATGGGTGCGCCCTTACGCTAGGCGAGCAGCCGATTCGTTCGTGCTTGCGAGTCAGCGGCTCCTAACCCGTCAGGCTGAACGCTCTGACGCTAACGAAGAGCTAACACATGCAGCCTTGACACAACTACTGCGAAGCGTTCTATCGTCAGCGCGTGCTTCGACGAACGCGGTCACGGAGGTCACTAACGCCATTAGCGCGGGAGAGACGTTCGTCACTGACCGCCTACGTAGCGAAGGCGCTGAAGTGACCGAGATATGGTTCACACAGATTGACGAACGGGTATGTCCTGTGTGCGCTCCCCGGCACGGTGCAGAACGTGGTGACGGTTGGGTCAACGACCCTCCCGCGCATCCGAACTGTCGTTGCTACAAGGGATACCGCATACGCCATAACGGTGTTCAGGTCATTCTGTTCGACGATGACGCGGTAGCACGGCGTCTGAGTCGCTAATACTAACCAGCTAAGGAGGTCACACGATGGACGATAACATGGTATACTACGGCGGAAGCGTGAAGGCGCTAGGCGACGGGAAGGTCGGCGGGTATCTTGTCCGCTTCGGCTCCCCTGACGAACTAGACCTGCACGGTGAATACTTCACGCCGGACACGGACTTCGGCACAGCCGAGAAGTCTGAGGTCTACTACCAGCATGGGATGGACTCGGTACTGAAGCAGCGCGTGCTCGGTATCGGTGTCCTGAAGAAGGATGACGTGGGCGTGTGGATTGAAGCA